AGTTCTATAGCCTGCTTGCTCTCGCCGCCTCGGAAAAGGTAGTCACTTGTGGTTTCAAGGCCTTCGCTAATGTCTTTACCAAGAACATTTTCCATTAAAGATTCCTGATTAGCAAAGTCCGTCGAGTACTTTTTAGGTGCAAGCTCTCCTAACCTTTCTCCGGGGACCGTGTTGTAGTCGATTCCGGCTCCGGTTCCGGCACCGGCTCCGGGCATCGAGTTGAATTCGGTTCCGGCACCTGTTACGGGAGGTGCCGCTCCGGTTCCGGACATCGAGTTGAATTCGGTTCCGGCACCTCCTACTGAAGCATACTGGTTCCGGAGGTTGGTGGACGCAGTAAGATTGGCGTTGCCTGAAGCGAGACGCAGCGCCTCCGCGTCCCGGGCATTTTGGACTAGAAAGTCTCCGGCGCGTTGGGGAGGTGCTTGAAAATCTACAGGCTTTATTTTAGCGCCTATGTCGGTGCCTATGTCGGTGCCTATGTCGGCGGCGATAGCGTCTCGGTAACTTCCACCCAAATCGCCGCTCACCGTAGTCGCATCAGGAACCTCGAAACCGGCATCCATGCCTGTAGGAACTGAACCAGTGCTGCTGTAGTCGAGCGCATTAGGATCGTAGGTCCGTCCGAGCGTCTGGTCATACAAACTAGCGCCCGGCATGTTTCCCGCACCCGCCGTTCCGAACACGCCTTGGTCAAACGAACCCGAAAGATCGCTGGCAGCCTGAAAAGGTGCCTGTAGACCCGACGTGAAGCCCTCCATGAAGGTGCCCGTGTCAGATAAAGCACCGCCCACCCCTTGCATAAGCGCTCCACCAGCCCAACTTAGGGCAGCCCCCTTCATGACATCGCCCCACGAACCACCATTAAGCTTAGTGTACATGGCCGAGGCTAAAATCCCGCCAATACCCGGCAAAATAAGGTTGCCTAGCATAGGCACGATGATTGGGGCGATCTTCTTGAAAACCTTCTTGACGCTTTTGAAGATACTCTTGAAAAAGAACTCCGGCATCCCGGTGTCTGGATTGATGCTGTTTAACTCGTCGCCGACGACATATTCTTTTGGGTTCATCCCCATGTCGCGCATCTGATTAAACAGAAGCTCTTTTATCTGAGGGTTGGCGTCCAGCACCTGCATCGGGATGACCGTCTCGCCCTCGGCGGCGTGAACTACATAAATGTCGCCGTTTCTACCGTATTCCGCCAGCTTCTGAGCTTGTTCCTGAAAAGACGCAATCCCTACTGGGGAAAGCTCGTAATCAGGAGTCGCTGTCACGAAAGAATTAATACCCGTGTTTAAATTAGTGTGGTGTTGTTGTTGCATTAGGAGATCTCCAGAACACTAGCGAATACGTATATTTTAGATGCCGTAGCACAATTAAAAATTAGCGTATCACCAGCCTCTAGAACAAAAGGCCCGGTCAGGGACGTGTCGGCGGATTGAGAAGTTGAAGCCAGCGTAGCTAGAGTGGCCTTCTGCAACGTCGCCGTAACGGAAGCTGAACTGTCTGTTATCTTGGAGTATACAACAACAGACCCTGTGTGACTATTATATAGATTTATGCTCTTTACAATCGCTTCCGTTACCGAAGGGCAGGTGTAAACGACGACATCACCCGTTGCGCCCACCAGCTTAGTTATGTTTTTGTATGCAGAAGCCATTAGTCCATAAACCAATTTATGCCGTTAGTGTCATCTTCTCCGCTTATTACAGCAGGAATTTCTGTCCTAGTCAGAGCGTCCTCTAGAACACTGACCAAGCGAGCCATCGTATCGAAGTCATACTCCGTCGGAAGAAGAGGAAGCGTGGTTTGAAGTAATTTAGCCATTACCGCCTCCCGTCAGGTCGGATATCCAACCGGGTGTCGCCCATAGTCCATTGGATGTCGCTATCGTCACTTTCAACACGTAGAACCGTGGATCGCGATCTGGACCGAACAAAAGCCTGATCCGTGGTGCTTGTAACGGCGCTCGTGGAGTTTGTAGACAGGCTCTCGCCGGGATAATCCCTTGTCTTTAGAATATAGTTTACAGAAGCCGTCGCATCGGAGCTTGCGATGTCGATATCTGGGACAATACGACTTATGAACGAGAACTGTTGGCCGTCCCCCATGGAGAACACGGAGGATTCGATAAACGGGGACATAGACTCTCCGTCTGCCGTGGTCCCTGTTTCGTGGTCATAGATGTAGTTAGCGCTGTCAATATAACCCGCTGCGCGTGGCTTACTTAGAAGACCAAAATCAAGCCAAGCGGTTCGCGACAAGGACCCTATATCCCAAGTGCTCTCGGCGTAATTGTATTTGACGTAGCGGTCTATGTCGCTGCTGTCTGAGGAACAATAGAACCAGAAGATCTCGTCAAACATCCGGTTGGCACCGCCAAAGAACTTGAGGGTCTCGTCCGTATTTATGTCGTCAAAGACGTAACGGAGCACCGTGCAGGGAATGATTTGTATCTGGCCCGCATACATAAAGAAGTTTTCCGTGTCCATCCAGAAAACACGGTCTCCAACAGCAACCGCAGCATTAGGGGAGATAATGGAGGCGTTAGTCGCCAACAGATTGAAAGAGAAAATGAAGGGAGGCCCTACAAACCGCATGCTGTAAAGCGACGAATCCGTCCAGATTAGGATCTGCTGACGGGTTTCAACCGCTGTTATTATCTCAGAACCAGAGGATAACCTCTGGTCTCCCGCCGTGTTTGTCGCCGAAGGCGTCCAATTTACCGCGTTTTCCTGATCCGACCACCGTACAAGTAATAAATCTTGGGCCGTCGTGTCTATGGTGTTTGCACCAAAGCAAATGACATGCCTGTCCGTGTCCGATACCAGAACTTGTCTAGCTATGGTTGGTGCGTCAGAGGCCCCCACTTGGGAACTTAAAGGAAGGGACCTATTGTCTAGGCCCAAAGAAGCATCCCAATAATAGACGTTATCGTCGCGCACGTTCAGGATTAAATCTTCGCCCCAATTGTCCTGGGACCAAAGACGGGCCTCACCAGCCGTAAAAGGTTCAACCTCATCTCCCCAGCCGTAGAATCCGTTGGCTTCCTTGACAATATCGTCATCAGCATGGGCCGCTGCGGTTGTACCCCTAGTCCCTCGGACAACACCAGCGTCCAAGTCATTACTGGATTTTCCAGTATATTGGACAAGCTCATCATCAATTTGTATTAAACCGACAAACGTGACTGTATCGCCACTGGCATGTATTGCTGCCGTTGTCCCGTCTGCGGCCCGCGTTATCTCACCGAGAATATTACCTTGGTTAGTGCCGTAGATTATATTCTCACTGTTTATCTTGGCGGTTCCTTTAGCTGGGAAACCGGAAGAATCTGCTAGCTTTATGAACTGGTCCACTACAGCGACAGCCGCCGATGTCGTTGACGAGGCCGTCTCAAAATCCGAGGCAGAGGTTAAATCTATTGACGTGACGCTGGCGTTTATTCCGCCGTCCAAGGTGGTCTGGGTGTATGTAAGTGTCTGACCGCCGAAGAACCCGGCGCTCCAACCCGCGCCTTGTACCGCATTCTCAACACCAACGTGTATTTGATAGTTCGCAACCACTGCCGATCCGCCACCCGCTGTGGATCCGGAGGTGGCCGCACCACCTGTATCCAACGTGTAGGCGTTGGCCGACGTTACGGCGGTTATAACCTGCTCTTTGTTTAAATCAGCAATCGTCAACCCATCTACGGTGGTCGCTCCGCTGTAGACCACAAAATCACCTACCGCAGCGCCATGACCCGCCGCCGTTACAGTAATTATTCCAGAACCCGCGCTGCCTGTGGTGAAGGGATTTGCCCCTAACGTTGCGGTGCTTCGTATAGGCGTTACGTCGTAGTACGCCGCGCCGTTCTCTATGTAGAACTTCGTCTCAGTACCGACGCCCATTAACTTTAGGGCACCCAGAGTGATCCAAGAGTTAAGAGACCGTACCGTTCCAGTAACCGCAGCACCCGCAGTCTTTACCCAGCCGCCCATCTTCTCAGGGCGGCCCGATCTAAAACGGATTAAGTTTGAATCGCGCCAACCCTGCTGCTCCGCGAAAGACGTGACTTCGCGGTTAACTCCAGGTTGGAACTGCACTTTTGTTAAAGGCATCTACATCTTCCACAACATTCCAGCCATAAGCAAAATAACCGCGCCAGCCGAGCTAATCATAACTAGCTCCAGCCGCTTGATGCGCTCGATGGTTTCTTTCCAACGCTCCGCGCACACCGCTTCATGCGTTTCGATCTTAGCGCGCACATCTTTGACGGTTAAAGTTGCCATTATCCGACTTCAGCCTCGACGACTTCTTCGGACAAACTGGTCAGCAATTTCTGCATAAATGAATCCGCAGCAATAGCGACCTGATCTAGTTGGAATTGCGCCTTTTGCCGCTTGTTCTGAAGGTCTTGAACCTGTGCGATCAGATATTTCTGCTGGTCCGTCAAGTCAGAGGGGTTGTATTCTTTGCCCTCAATATTAATAACGTTACTTTCGTTTTCAGCCATTTTAATTATCCTTTAAATTACGCTGCCCAAGGAGACCCAGAACCGTTGATCGGTGTCTTGAGAACTGCAATCTGAGCAGCCACCGCAGCTTCCTGATCGCTAACACCATCGTCCCCAAGAGCGGCCTTGACCCACGTCACGGCATTGGCCTCAGTGATGTCGGTGTACGCGATGAAGCCTGATAGATCGTCCGTCGCGATAGCTTGAGAGCCATACGTGCGGCCCTGATTTCCATCGGCGTCTTCGTCATTGCAGTCCCAATGGATATTGGTGACCACGTTTGTCTTGCTGTCTAAGGAGACAGTGTAATCTAGTTGATTGATTGACCATGTTGCAGCCATTTTAATTATCCTTCTAAAGTTGTAATTCGTGTTAACTTTTCAGTGGTTCTACAATCACTTTTCCGTTGTCGTCGGTCCATTCCGTGTCAAGTATATGGGGATCGCATCGTTCGCCGATGACCATCCAGCTGACCGTATCTGTGCAGGTATCATCCTGCGCCGTGATTGTGAGTATGTTGCCGCTGACTGCGCCTTTGAGTGCCGTCCATCCTTCTTCATTGCTCGTAAAGCACTGAACATCAGTGCAGAGCAACACAAAAGTCCCCTCGGACATGCCCGCTGCGGTGTCTATGTTTACGTCAACTGTTCCACCACTAAGCGTAGCACGGCCCCGATATATCAGGTCTGCTTGTGGCCCTTCAATAAAGCTGTGTACAAGGTCATGTGTGTCTTTTTTGGCGGGCAGTGGGTGATCAATTTTAAAGCTGCCGCTACCTTTTGACACGGACCCGGTGACAGCCAGATTACCAGCCGCTGACACAAGGCCGTCGTCACGAACCTGAAATTGCGCCGCAAGGCTTGAGTTGTAGCAAACAAGAATTGAAGAGCCGGTACCATCTGTTGCCCCGGCTACTGTCAACGCCCTTGTTGAGGCAACAGAGTTCACCCCGATGCTGGCATGTCCGGTTATAGCGCCGTCACCGACTACATGAAGGGGATGTCCCGGAGCCGTCGTGCCGATGCCGACCTTGCCGTTCGCAAGAATACGCATACGCTCAAGAGGCTGTGATGTATCGTCTTCAAGAAGTTTCGTGTGGAAGGCTAGAAGCCCAATCTGCCCAGCTGACCCTTGAGCGGCATATCGTATTCTTGCGTAGTTGATTGGTTTGGTACCGTAAGAAGCACCGTAAGAAACTCCGTTGGCCTCACCGCTAGGACCATCCGTGCGACCTTGTATAGTAGCAAAGTTATTGCCATTCCCCGCAACAAATACTTCGAAGTCGTCGTCGTAGGTGACCGGCGAGCTTGTGCCGACGCCAACATTACCAGCGTTGTCAAGGGTCATCCGTTGAACGCCATTAGTGACAAGGACAAGAGCCTCGCCCGCCGCACCCGACGCACCGGTCCCCAAGACCATATTGCCGTCCTGCTGGTCACCGGTGAGGACATCATTTACCGTATCAGATGGAGAGTGCATCGTAATAGCACCAGTAAGTGTGGTGCCTTCCTTGAAGAGTATTTGACCCGAATAGTTTGCGGCCCATTGAAATATTAGCTCGGGCTGATTAGCAGACAAATGGAGCAACGATGCAGCAGCCGTCGTCCCCAGCCCAAAATTGCCATTAGCCAACAGGCGAGCCTTTTCAGTGTTATTAGCCACAAAGGAAACGCTGCCGGTCAGCGCAGAAGCCCCTGACACCGTACCAATTCTAGCAATGCCTGACGCCATGTCCATAAATGCGCCAGCGACACCCAATGCAAAATTGGCCGAAGAAGCGGTCGAACGGATAGCGCCGTGAACGGTTAGTTTTTCGGTGGGTGCTGTGACTGCGACGCCGACGTTGGTAGTGCCAGTGGGAATTGACATGACTGTTGCATCAGCATCGTTCTTGAACGTGATATCTGAGGTACTGCCCTGTCCTGTTAAGATAAGACCTTCAGCAGCAGTGTAACCAATGGCTGCATTGTCACCGGCAGCAGTGTCGCCGTCAGGTTCAAAGGTAGCTGCTGTTGCCAACCCTGTCACATCAACCGAGGCTAGGACACTATTGCCAGCAACGGTCAGCCCCGCCGCGCCGACTAACTTGAGGTCATCAGCACTTTCATCCCAGAGCATGTGTGCACCGGCGGTCGCCCCGAAGAATTTTACGTCATAGCCGGTATCGTTGACGCCTACGGTTAACGTGCTGTCTAGCTGAACAGCGCCATCAATGTCTACGGCGTCTAGGTTAGTTGTGCCATCTACATCAATATCACCCGCAACGGTCAGCCCTGCTGCACCGACTAGCTTGAGGTCATCAGCACTTTCATCCCATAGCATGTATGCGCCTGAAGTAGCTCCAAATAGCTTTACGTCATAGCCAGTGTCGTTGACGCCTACTGTTAACGTGCTGTTGAACTGGGACGCGCCGCCTTGGGTCAAAGCCCCATCAATAGCCGCAGCGCCCGTAACCTCCAAGGTTCCTACTTGAATATCCGCAAGAGCATCGTAAACCACTGCACCGGAGCCCGCTCCGTCGCAGTAAATAATCGCGTTCTTACCGTTTTGAACAGTGACGTTTGCCCCGGAACCCTGCGTAAGGATCACCGAATAAGGCCCACTGGACCCTGAATCCGTAGTTGCATTCTCAATAATGAACCAAGCCGGGGACGTGTTCGGCGCTATTGTAACCGTATTGTTAGCACCCAACGCACCTGTAAACTTAATTACTCTGTACATACCGTCTTGGAGGTTCTCCGTTCCAGACCCTGGAGACGCTTCTCGAACCGTAAGAGTGTGTGTGGTTCCAGAAAGACCCACCGCTTTGTACGAGGCTATTCTATCAACAATATCCAGATTATGGTTCGTCGTGGTCCCCCAAGTACCGGACTGCTCCCCAGAACCAATCTTCTCTATGCCGAAGCCTGTTGTGTATGTCGATGCCATGATTGTATTCCTATGCCGCTATCTTAGCC